TGTCATGCTGTTGTCAGCCATCGGTTTGTTCCTTTTAAGATAATTGTCTGATTAACCATTACCTTACCGGATAAGCCGATGGCTCTCACCATACTTCCGAATTTACACCACGTCCTGAGACTCTATCAGCCCATCTCTCTGACAACTTCCATAATGGTATCCTTAGACCAGTACAAATCATCTCTTGATAGCTTTCGGTTTGTTACAGAACCGTTTTTGGTTGATAGGATATAGCGATCACCTGATGCAAGTCTAAAAGACAAAAGTTCTATTCCCTTAGCATCAGTTATAGTCACCCGCAAATTATCAGCAAGATCTGATAGGACTCCCTCTGCCACGTAACCCCCTGAGCGACACACGGACGCGGTTAAAAATTGTCGGCAGCAGCATCAAAGGGATACGCAAATTGCGGTATTCTGAAAAATGCGCGCCAGTATTAAGCGCAATGTTAATAAAACCAGTCGTCAGCGCTTTCCCACGTTTCCTGCAGAATGCTCTGTATACGTTTTTTATCGCCATCAGCAGCACCGACGATACTCAGACCATCCTGACTACCGCGACGGATGGTTAAGTTGCAGTTTTCATACTGATTCTGGAGCCTTTTAAGTAGCTCTTTCTCGAGTGCAGGTATGGCACCGCGCGGCAGTTCTTTCGACTTATTGATCGTAAGTTCTATCTTCATAATTCCCTCCACATTTAACTACTGTATATAAATACAGTACACCTGTTAGAAATAACATTCAAGAGGTGAATAGCACTTTTTGCAAAAGCTAGCGTGTTGTTTCATATCAGATTTCAGGCATAAAAAAACCCGCCAGCGGCGGGTTAGTAGTGTGGGTGCGTTGAGGATGCAAAACAGTATCAAGAGTGGCGGGGATCGCTCCCCGCCGTGCTCTCTTACTCAGGTTCGTAAGCTGTGAAGACAGCGACCTCCGTCTGGCCGGTTCGGATGCGCACCTCGCAGAGGTCTTTCCTCGTTACCAGCACCGCCACTACAACGGTGATACAGATGACGATCAGGGCGATTAACATCGCCTTTTGCTGCTTCATAGCCTGCTTCTCCTTGCCTTTCGGCACGTAAGAGGCTAACCTACATGTGTTCAGCATGGATTGGCCTCGGGTTGATTGATAACAAAATCACTCGGGGCTTTTCTCTATCTGCCTTTTGGTGTTCATGCCTGAGACAGATAGCCTCAAGCACCCGGCAGGGATATTACGCAAATTTTCACCACGTTGCCAACTTCTCAGCCAGCAAGTCGCGCTTGATGACGATCCAGTCGCTTTCACGCAGTCCGCTCAGTATCTGATCAACTTTACCAATAAACATGTCGGGACCAATCTGCCGGATGTCTTTCACATTACCGTCCCGGATTTGAATCAGAATGTCGATGTTAAGCATATCGACGGCAGGCTCAACCTGACGTGTCGTCGCCGGTTGCTTCTGGATGAAATAGCAGTCCTCCAGTTTTTCGAACACTTCCCATGCCTGATCGGTTTCGAGCATTTTGGCGTGGCGGGCTGCTCCGCGTTCTGTCCAAAGGATGAGGGAACGTACATTGCGAGCGATTTTCACGGACTCGCTTAAAGATAGTCTGTGCTTAAGCTCCCTTAACTCCTGACCGACCAGTTTGAAAAAATGTTTTCCCTCAATAAAACGTTCCGCATTTCGCGCGTGGTTTTGTTGAATTCTGATTACTTCAGTACCGTACAACTGCGCCAGTAATTCAGTAGTAACAACGGGGATCTGGTTGTGAAGGATCGGGGAAAGAGTTTCAACAGCAATTTGAGTGGTCATGGTGACGTCCTCATGTGGTTTCTGAATTAATCACCACCGTTCGAGGCTAACCGTAGGGTGGTGAACTGTGCAGGGTTAGCCTTACCGGGAAACCACCGGCGCGGATTTCTCCGCCCCCACACAGCCCACCATAAATCGCGAATGTGACTATGCAAACGACAATAAAAAACACGCTCGCGGCGTGTGTCTGTCGCGGTTTCTATCCGGGAGGCTAATCCCGACGCCAGCTTTTGCTGGCGTGCTGAGAATATAGCCCCGGATGTCTGTTTGTGTCAATGACTCCTGTTAACCCGCCGTAGCGCTGGGTTGTGATTCTTATGCCACATCAACACCATGAATAAGATGGCGTAAGGCTTTGACACCCTCAGCGTTATAGCGAAACGCCTCGACCTGCTTACTGGAGTGAGCCGACTTATCCAGGAAAAACTTGCCGTACTGCTCAGTTTTAAGGTTGTTTGCGTTAGCGATGCGACCGATTTTATTGGCGCTGACACCGATTTTCTCACCCGCTTCTGCTGCGGTGTAGTAATGCTCTTCAATCACCGGCAAGGGGATAGCGTCATAACCGATAATCGGGTTAATCAGCGAAGCCGCCAGCGTCTGGTGAGCCACAGGGTCAAGACGGGGCAGCATCGCCATCAGTTCACGAGCGGATGCGATATTTTTCTCCAGCGCCAGCGCCTTCAACTGCCCGGCTTTTGCGAGACGGTATTCAGGGAGACCAGAATTGCTTTGCGCAGGGATCTGGATGGTTTGCATGTCTTCCAGTTTATCGACCAGTGATCGACGCACCGCTTTTGATTCACGAGCGGCTACGCGAAGGGCTTGCTTAATTGACATAACAACTTTTTCTGAGGTTGTTTTGTTTGTTTTTTGAACTACGAAAATTTCGTAGTACTCACCTTCAAGCTCATCCTTAATGCGTCCAATGAAGTCGTTGTTACGGACTTCTTTTTCACCGCATTGTTTACGCGCTTCATTGACCATCGCCAACAAAGACTGGCTATCAATGGTTTTTTCTACGATTTTCTCTTTAATGGTTTTGTTTAATACCTGGTTCATATTAACCACCTTTGTTTATTCGGATTGTAAGAATCCCGCCGCGAGAGCGGTGTTTAAAAACGATTTACGGTTAATTAATTATTCAGATTCGCGTTATGGCATATATAAATGCTAACGCTCATTCATTATTTTCCTCCGGCTGCGGTGCTGCTGCGAGCATGGCCTCGTAGATATTCCCGAACTGTACGCAGAATGACTCATCGCTATTGAACAGCACATCTTCGCAGTTCATCGCCGCCGCTATCATTTCGTCCGTTGGTTCAACGGGTACAAGTGCGTAACCATCCGGAATTACCGGAGAGTTGGTTGACAAATTAGCGTCATTTGGTAATTCAGTTGACGCGTTTTTGTTAACTTTAAGCATGGCAGCGTTATAACCATCGGCAAAAATTTCTGCTTCTTCGTTGTTCAGTTCAGCGCATATTCTGGCTGTAGCCTTGCACCCTGAGCATTCGCACTCTGGTCGATAACCGTGATCGATTGGGCTTTGCACCGGAGTGTTGCCAATTACAGCCTCCTGATAGCGCTCAATCCTGACGTATTCCTGCACCTTATTACCATTGCATGCGAGCAACCACTGAGCAGCCTTTGTACCATCTGTGTGGAATGCGCAGGTGCGCCCATCATCAAATTGCATTTCGTAGAGGTCAGCAACCTGTTCAAACTGCGTTTGTGGCAACTCGTAAGTTTGGCTTACAGGTTCGGCCCCCTGAAGCATGGCAGCGCGGCAGGCGTTCCAGCCGTCGACATAGTCGTAAGTATTATTGCTGTCCGGCTCTATTTCCTCTGGCACTACCGGCACTGGGTGTTTTTTGATGTGCAAGCGAGGCTCGCCGTCTTTCGGCTCAGGCCACCGGCGTGTTTTGTTCACCACCAGCTTTTCAATCATCGCCCTGGTGATGAAGTTGTCAGAAATCCCCATTCGCCTTTGAGCATCCCATAGCAGGAACTGCATATCAGCCCACTCAAGCGGGTCGGATGGGTCGGCAGCGGCCTCCAGTGCTTCTTTCGAGAGGTGTTTCAGTGGACCGACTGGACCGACATTTCCGAACGTGGCATCAGACCATTCGGCGTGCTCACGGCGTATCTGTTCGCGTTCCAGCGATTCCAGCGCGATACGCGCCAGCTCGCGAATCTCAAATATTGCCGGGTCGCGCTCTTCGCACTCGGCGTAAATCTGCTCAAGGCGTTCTCTGGTAATAGTGGTCATGGGTTAGTCCTTAATCATCTGCTGACGGTTAGAGCGGCATACCAGCGCCCAGAAATTCATATCGCAAATCAGTGCTACGCGCATTTCTGCCGTAAAGCGACCGCCACGCTTATTTG